TCACTAATAATATAAGCCCACTTAGTTCGGGTAATATCTATCATGCTGGTAATTTGTTGCCAGCGGCCGCTGTTTATAACTTAGGTTTACCCAAAGTACCTTGGCAAAATGCTTACTTTGGTTCTAACTCTATCACTATCTTAGATACTGTTACTGGTAATCTCGCTAATGCGGTCACCATAGAAAACAATGCTGGCAATATCTCGATGGGCGCCGCAGATTTTATCATCGGAGCACTGGGTAATAATACACCGGTTTTTACTGTTCAGGCATTGACTGGACAGATTTATTCTAATGCTAATACTGTTATTAATAATAATACCAATGCTGCTAATTCTACATCAGGGTCTCTGCGTACAGCAGGGGGAGCTGGTATCGCAAAGGATTTATATGTTGGTGGAAAAATTTCGATAGCTGGCGATGTTTATAGTGGTGGCACAGTTTATACCAGCACAGTTACTAATCAAATAGCAAACGGCAATATCACAGTCAATACAACTGGAACCGGAATAGTAAATGTTAACACTAACGGATTCAAAGTGTACACTACTACCAATCCCAATCCTGTATTTGCTGTAGCCGATTCAGGCGATGTGCAAATACTCGCACCGACATTCAATGCTAACGTCGGTGCTTTGGCAGTCGTAGGTTCATCGAGTGGGAACGCAGTACCTCCGCAACTATCAGGAGTCATGCTCCATATAACCGGGCAACCTGCTTCACCAAGTCGTTTATATATAGATGGAGCTAATGGATATTCGGCGGTTATTGGTCGTAGATATAATGGAAATTCTGATACTCCAACACAAGTATTAGCAAACACGATTGTTAGTCGTTACGGGGCAACGCCATACGGTAACGCAGGGTGGCCAGCCATATCTACGGCACGTATAGATATGAATACGACCGAAAATCAGACTACTACTAATCAAGGTACCGAGATTCAGTTTTGGGTAACACCGCAAGGCAGCAATGTAATCAATCGAGTATTTTCCATCGCTAATACCTATGTTACATTCCAAGATGGATCAATACAAAGCACCGCGGGTATTCCGTTAACACAGCGCGGCAATGCTAACGGGGTTGCTACACTAGATTCTTCAGGTACATTGACTGTAAGTCAGATACCGCCAAGTTTATCTGGGGCAGTTATATTTAAAGGTACGTATAATGCTGCCAACAATACTCCAACTCTAGTAAATGGAATTGGCACAGCTGGTTGGGAATATATTGTAAATGTAGCCGGTACACAGAATTTTGGTGCCGGAAATGTTACTATGGCAGTGGGTGACTTTGTAATTTATACAGGCACTCAATGGGTAGACATACCTGGGGCAGCTGGTACAGTATCTAGTTTCAACACACGCACTGGAGCAGTAGTATTATTGTCAACAGACGTTGTCACAGCACAAGGATATACATCTTACAACGGCAACACCAATCCAAACGGATATGTCAACAGTTCAGCTGCCGCCAATGCAGCACCGATACAATCGTTTAATACTCGTACTGGCGCGATCACATTGCTAAGTAGTGATGTCACTACAGCATTGACTTCTGGCAGTTTAGTAAATGCCAAACTAGCAAATAGCAACATCATCATCGGCAACACAGTAGCTAATTTAGGTGATACAATTACTACCATTGCTGGGTTAACATCATTGACAGCAGCCAGTGTCGTTGGTGGAGTAATGACTGGGTCATCAGTTAGCGTGGCGGGTAACATAACTGGTGGTAATGTATACACAAGCGGTTTGGTAAGCGTCGTTGGTAATGTATATGCCAATAATGTAAGCGTTACTGGAACATTGACATACGCATCATTGACTGGTACGACTATATCTTCCGCAGGTAATATCACTGGAGGTAATCTACGAACTGGTGGTACGATATCTGCGGCCGGCAATGTTTATATTGCTGGTAATCTAAGTGTAGCAGGTAATATTAACATCGTCCCTGGTTCTTACGGGCAGTTTGCTAACGTGGCAAATATTACAGCAACGGCAGCTAATACCGCATATCCGATATTGTTCAGCACAGCCCTGGCCAACTCAGGCGTAAATCTTGGCACTGGGACTAGTAATAGTCGTGTCATTATTAGTAAGGCAGATACGTATCGTGTTCAATATGATATGGGCGTAACATCAAACAGCGGCGGCACACCGAGTGGTTATTTCTGGTTGAGAAAAAATGGTGTTGATGTTCCATATAGTCAGATTAGTGTAAATCTCAGTAATAACGGGCAAATAACACAGCTAAATGGTGATATGATTCTTACTTTAGCAGTTAACGATTATGTTGAACTATATTGGGCAGTCTCGGCTACTAGCATGTTATTAGTGTATACCGGCGCACAAACGACACCTTTTGCGATGCCTGCTAGTCCCTCAGCTATAATAACAGTAACGCCAGTTAGTGTTTGATAAATCCGGAAAACTATAATGGATGCTAGATATCGCAGAGACTATTTGGGTGAGTTTGTTATCATAGAAACCAGATGGACAGGCAGTAAAAAAACGGAAAAGCGAGAGTGGGTGGCCAACCCGATCGAAAATAAACATTTGTCTGGAATGGCTGCCTGCATCGCTAGTGAGACAGATCAAGATGATTTTAGATGTCAGATTTTAGAAACACATAATGGTGGTCTGCTGGCTAGTAGAACTCTACAGACATACGGTACAGCTAAAATTGCTCAGATTATGAGATTAGATTTCGCGGTTGACATCGATATGGCGAATATAGAGCCATTGATTGACAGTGGTTATATAGATGATAATATCGTTTATACTACAGCTAGAAATGTGATCGCACGACCGGGAATATTCTACCTTATCCCCATCAACCCACACTTATCGGCAGAAGCATTGCCTTTATACCTCGCTGCCTTCGATGGACACAAAGAAATCTATATGATAGGATACAATAAAGAGTCGCCTAATACCCGAGATGACTGGGTACAACAAGTCGCTTCTGTGATAAAAGCCTATAGTGGGACTAAATTTATCATGGTGGGAAATAAAGACAACATGCCCGACGAGTGGCTATCGCAACCCAACACTGACAATTTTACTTACAGACATTTCATCAGTTATTGTGATGTGTGAATTGTTGTTGTACAGTTGCGATCTTACTCTGAACTTCTGAAAAATTAATTGTGGTCCAAAGACCTGGATGCATAGGTCTAGGAGTAACTACACTATCAATCCAAGCGTAGCCGTAATGTTCTTCGTTCAAGATAGGTTTGAATTCTTCTTCAACTACACAAAAGAAAGTGTGATAACAAAATTTGTTATCTGTGCTTGTAAATTTTTCTAGTGGAATGATCTTTATGTACGCGGGCATGCCGCCTATCTCCTCCTCACACTCTCTGGTCATCGTAGTCATAAGCGATTCGCCTGATTCAACCTTCCCACCGGGGAGAGACCAGCATTGTGGGTGTTTGACGTCATTTCTCATAAGATAAAGATATCGCTTAGTAGATGTGGAGTAAAACCACACGCCCACTGCGTCAATACTATTGTGTAGGTCATTCATGCTGGTATTTACCACGGTGAAACTATCTAGATAATTATCGACCATTTTCCACCAGGGTATAGGCCCTGATATGATTTGACCCAAGCATGCCCGATCCATTTGTACTGTATTTCAGTAGTCATATTGGTGACAAACTGCGTACTACTATTGGCATCTTGACTATTGAAAGAAACTACCCACTGTGTTCCGTCATACTCGATGATGTCGTTTGGATTTGCTATGACAGCTTGACCAAACGTGCCTAGCCAAGCAGGTGAAGCACCGACAGGTTCGGTTAAAAGATATCGCTGCCCCGCTACAGCAGCCGGCAGTCCATAGCCAGGACCGCTGCTTTGTGGATTAATCACAGCAGTGACGGCTGGTAATGTATTGGGGGGAATAGATTCTGATATGATAGTAAATAACAAAAACTGATCATTTGTGGGATCATAGGCTATCGTGCCGTAAACCTGACCGCCATCTTCTTGTGTTAACGCGATTAAGCTGATTCCTGGTCGTAACACACCGTACATATTAACGATGGGCGTCCAGGTGAGATTATTTGGAACGACTGGGTCAGGCGGTGCTAGCTCATAGTTGGGATTATCAACTACGGCACTTTGTGCTAATATCTGTAATTTATTTCCTATCAATACAACTTGATATCCAAACGGGGTTATATATTGTCGTGTGCCCAACAGTAGATCGTTGTTGGATATGGCATTGACTAAATCGCCACTTCCGTCGTAGATACTAGCGATGATCGTTTCAACGACTCCCAATTTTTTGACTTTAGCTGGCAATGATAACCATATTGGCAAGGCAAATTTTATGGTACTGATGTCGATGGGATCTGAAGTACCTTGTGGTATCGATTTACTTGACCATCCCGAACTAACTAATTCGACTACACTTAAACTTGTCCAGTCTAAAAAGTTGTCGGTGCTCTGTATTTCTAGACTGGGATTAAACAATGGCAAGATTTGCTCTAATATCTGCATTTTTTGATTAGAATTACTAGTCCAGATATCTAGGTTAATGGACAATTTATACGGTGCTGGCATGTAACGTTCTATAGTAAATGCGTTACCTTGGGTAGTTTCAAAAGTATTTGTAGCAGGATCGTAGTGGCGTTGTCTTACAGACTTATTGTCGGTATATGTAGGATTTTGCATACGCGGTCTATCAAAATCTAATCCGGTAATATAGAAGGTCATTAGTGGTGTCGAGGGCATATTACTTGCTGAGTTGTCTTGCATAATAGTTTGAGCTTGGCGACTAGCATCGCCATAACGCACTGGTACACGATAAAGTGTGTCGCCGGTGCCAGCTACGCCAGACTCGTTACGCCCAAATTCCACTTGAAATCCGCTAAACATCCGGGCAAATTGTGTTAAATATCTCCTGAGTTGGCCGTCAAAAAAGAAAGATTGCATTTATTATCCTAGTGGTGGTGGGTTGGGTGGTAAGTTACCACCATCGTTGCCGTTGTCGGCTTGTGGTCTGAGTAACTGTGACAGACTCTGGCGACTCGGGATATTGCCTTGATCTGATGTTGGTACGGTATAAGGGTTATTGACAAAACCGGAACGCTGCGTTTTATTGGCTAATCCCCAATCTAACGGTGTACGTACATCATCGCTGATGGCGATCCACACCGTGCCGTTGTATCTAAATAAACGATTTGGAAAATAGTCTAATCTCAAACAATAATCTCCTGATGAAGGTGCTGGTGGGAAACTCACCCCCGGAGTAACAGGCAGGCCGTTTGGCGCCATATTGTCGCCAGTTAAATAGCCCATAGTATAGCCAAACGATTTAGGAGACGATCCTTCGCCGGGTTGTGACCCATCTATCGTCGGAGAAGTTTCGCCAGCAAATAGGCCCTCCCCAGCCGGCTCCCCGCCGGGCGTAGTTGGCAATATATAAAAAGCCACGTTGTCGTACCCGCTAAGAGGTACATCGATGTTTGCTTGAGCTACCAGCGCGTCATTTATACTGAGATCTATATTGCGTGTCGATGATATATCGCCCAGTGTAGTTGGTTTTTCTATCAATGCCCAATAGTTTGGATCATTTATATCAGTTCCAGGCGGAACATTTTTAGTAGCCTCGTAGTATTTTCCACCGTTATCGACCACCATACCTGACGGGTAAAAGTTACCGTTGTCCCAGACGTTATCCGGCATAAGGGGCTGATTGATGATCTGCTGATACTCTTGAGCATTGACCATCGGGGTGGCTTTGATACGCCATAGATGTGGCAGCCAAGTCTGACTAAACCCTTCAGCAGCGTAAGCGGCATCTTGTACTACATAATATTTTGGCAGAGCGCGCATGATATTAGTGTTTAGAGGATTGTAATCTTTTAAGTTAGGCAGTTCTAGTACATCGCCAGACATCAACTTGCGACCAAACGAATCGATCATGTCGTTATAATGCATAGTCAAGAATAGTGTATCGTTATTTAAAAATAAACCAAACTGCGTGAGGTCAAAATCGATGTCATTGTGAGTGTAGACCATGCGTATAACGTACACATTGGGGTCATATGCACGATCGCGGTTTTCTAATAGCAATAAATCTTCGATAAACAAGGGATTCTGACTAGTATAGACTGGTAGCGTAGCGTCAGCGTTGCCGGGATTATCGCTGGTATCTACGATAGGTCCCATATATTTGTGGACGTAGACATCTAATCCGCCTATAGTATAACGTTCAGAAATAGTACGGTCTAGAAATTGATAATCAGCTGTGCGGTTGGGTCTATAAAGACTAAGTCTGGGAATTTTGTTTGTCTCCGGTAATCTATACGTATTTAGCTTCCAAACGGTTGACATTAAATACCAAAACGTGTATAATGCTGATATGCTAACAGAACTTACTGATCGAATAACAGACGCTGAAAATAAAATCTTGAAGGTGAAAAACAAACAAGTTCGCCGCGATCTAGCAAAGATGTTAGCTACTATAGATTCAACTTATACAGAAGCAGACAGAGAATTAGTAGTATGCCGTAGA